AACCAGGATTAGATTTATTTAAAAAAAAATAAAATAAATGAGCAACGATTTAATTCTTGAATACAAGGAACAAATCAAACTTCTTAAAGAGCAAGTTGAGGAGCTAGAGAAATCTAACAAATCTAAAGACTCTGCTAATAAAAGATGTTTGCAAAAATTAGAGAACGCAACTATGGATTTAGAAAAAGCAAAAGAAACAATAAAAGATTTAAAGGAAACTAATCAAATGCTAGTGGAACATCCTTAATGAAATTTGTTTTAGTCCTAACCTTATGTTCGTCAATCTATAATTCTTGCATGAAACCAGTCCCAGTAGATGAGGTATTTGATAGTCATTATGATTGTGCTATAGCAGGTTATGCTTTCAGTGGTGAAGCAATAAAGAACTTTGGCAATCAAAGAGTTAATGATGAAGTTTTATATATAAGTTTTAGTTGTAAAAAATTAGACAACATTTAATGTGGTGCGTCATTTGGAAAAGAGATGGTTCTAATCTCTATGAAATATTTACTAATTTAATATTTGAATCAGAAAAAAAAGCTATAGAATTTAAAGATAAACAAAAGTCTATGCGTAAAAAACATGATTGCAGAGCTGTTAAATATAATTATAAATATTTTAAAGGAGTAACAGAAGATGAAATTAACTGAAAACTTTACACTTGCAGAACTAACTAAATCAGAAACTGCCGAAAAGAATAATATAGACAATACCCCAGATGCCGAACAGATTGAATGTTTGAAACAATTGTGTGAGAATATCTTGCAACCTTTAAGAGATGACTTTCAAAAACCTTTGGTAATAAGTTCTGGATTTAGAAGTAAAAAATTATCTTTATTGGTAGGCTCAAAGACAACCTCACAACATTGTAAAGGTCAAGCAGCCGATTTTACTATTCCTGGTATTGATAATAAGAAAGTATTTAAACACATCATAGAAAATTTACCTATGGATCAAGTCATCCTTGAATATTATAAAGAAGATGATATGAAAGATTTTAGTAATAAAGGTTGGATTCATTGTTCTTATATACCCAATGGTAGAGGACAAGCTCTAACTAAAGATGATACTGGTTATAAATTATGGCAATAGATAAATCTAAAATGAAATGCAACTCACCAAGAAGACAAGTTCAAGGTGGTAAAAAGTTTGTAGTCAAAGCCTGTAAAGGTGGTAAAGAAAAGATTATTAGATTTGGTGATGCCAATATGACAATTAAAAAAAATATTCCTGCAAGAAGAAAATCGTTTAGAGCAAGACATAGATGTGAATCTGCTAAAGATGTATTCTCAGCTAGATATTGGTCTTGCAAAAAATGGTAAAGAAATTTATAAAATTCTTAGTGAAAACTAGAATGTTGTATGCTGATCTTAGAGGTCATCATGGTAAAAGATGGAACTATGAACCTAGTGATTGGTATATGGGTAGAAACAAAAGGAGATAAATATGCCTAAACATAAGATGAAGAAAAAGAAAAAAGCACCTAAAGGTTATCACTATATGCCTAATGGAAAGCTAATGAAAAATAGTGCGATGAAAAAAAAGAAAGGTAGTTACTAATGCCTTATTCTAAATACTCTGCAAAGCAAAAAAAATTGGCTGCAGTTGCACCACCTAGAAAAAAAATAACTAGAGCTGATTTAATGGCTCTTAAAAAGAAAAGAAAGAAGAAAAAATAATATGAAAAAAGGTTATCATAAAACCAAAGATGGTCGTACAGTCAAAAAAGGATTGTATTACTATATGAATAAAAGAAAAAAAGCAGGTACTAGCAGAAAAGGTAAAGGAACTGTATCAAGTAAGGCTTTAAAAAGATCAGCTAAGACTGCTAAAAAATAATTGTTACTAGGTGTAGTTGCTTGTCAACTGGGTATGATGGAGGGGTAAATACTATAGGTATGTCTAAAAATAAGACTTGGGTAAAATCAAAATTAAAAATTATTGATGTTGGTAAATGTAAATATTGCAACAAAGATATGACTAATGAAGATTCTTTTGTACCAATTGGTCAAATTGTTTATGGTAAATACAAATATCAAAATGCTCATTATAATTGCGTTAAACAGAACGATTTAAAACCTAAGTCTAATTTTGATTGGTAATTAACTTTCCCAAAATTTCATAGCATCTTTAAGATAATTCTCATCTTCATTTCGCCAAAAGTAATGATCGAATTGAGGCTGAATATAGTCCTTAACTACCTTAGGATCTGAGCTTATTCTCATTAAGTTTTGTCTTACCTTACATCTTTGAATAAGATTAGGTATTCTTCTTTCTATATTTTCTTCTTTTAGTTCATCACAATTACCTGCATGGAAGACTTTAAAAGATTCCTCATTAATATAACAAAGATAAACTGGCACTTTAAATACTGACCAATAAAAATCTACTTGCAATAAATGAAAAGCCTCTGGTTTATCTTCTGGTAGTTTGTTGGTTAGCCAAGACCTAGTTCCATCTTTTTTAACTCTACCTCTTTTGGGAAACTTACATTTATCTTCAATAATAAGTTTGTCTCCTTTTAAATCACAATAACCATGAACAGGAATAGTAATACCATCAAACCATCTAAAAGCCTCAATCTCAGGTTTGCAAGTTTCATAACCTGGAATAGATTGATGAGCTGCATGACCATTAGCAATCATCTTAGGTAGAATAGAACAGTAATAATCAAATTCTTCTTGTTGATGTAATTCAGGAACTATCTTATTGAGTTTATCTAATAATGGAACAAACATTAAATATTATCCTCAAGTTTATCAACTGCATCAGCAAAGGCTTGATTAAACTTTATGGCAATATCTGGTGAACCATTAAAATCATCTAAGAAATAAGATAATGGTTTTTTTAGTAGCTTACTAATTTGTACTAATTTGATTAATGGAATTCGATTTTCAGCAGATTCATACTTGGCTATTTGTTGGTAAGTTGTTTTTAAAGCTGCTGCCAAAGTAACTAAACTAACTTTAACTAGTTTGCCAGTAAATTGATTATATTTTTTTATTCTAGCTTCTTTGATTCGTCTGCCAATCTCAGCATAGAATAATCTTTCTTCGTCAAATATTAATTTGGTTTTGTCTGATATTTTCATGTTCTTTCTTTCTATTTTTAATTTAGAGTATAGTACCCCTAAGAAGTTTTAACAACTTTTAATATATACTTAATTAAGTATATAAAAATATAGCATCTTTGTTTTCGGCTTCTACAATTCTTCTATACAATTGATTGTATTCTTTAAAGTTTTGCAGAGTATGTACGCATTGTCTTCCTCTTTCTCTTGCACCCATAATCTTCTTGTGTGCTTTATCCAACTTTGCGTATAGCCTAACATTACTATTACTTAGAGCCATCATTCTCCTCACCGATTGTTTTTATATTTACCTTAGAAAGTCTGCTATCGGTGACTTCAATTTCAGCAGCATCTCCAGGTTTTTTTGATAAATGAGCTTTTTGAGTAGCTTCCTCAATAGTTTCACCATCAAAAATTTCTCTAAAATTAGCCTCAAACTGGAAAATAGATAATTTTTCAACTCTTTTCATTTATACTTACATTTCTACTGTAACCAGCAAAGTCTCTTTTTAGTTCGTTTCTTTCTTCTAATTTCTTAATCAAAGAAGAAACAGAATTTTTACTTTTATATCCCAACTCATTTGCCATTTCTAAAAAAGTTGGACTATAATTGTTCTTTTTAGTGTAATTTTTTATAAATTGCAATAGCCTATCCATTTTAGGAGTCATAGGTCTTTTACCTCTTATCTTGCTCATTAACTACTAGCCTCCTTAATAATTCTGCGTAGCCATTAATATCGTCAAAACTATCTTTTTTATAGCTATCTGATTGCATGACTCTCCAAAGTTTTAAAAAAATCATAAAAATACCAAAGAACTTTAATGGTACTTTAACCTCAACATTATTATAAACTGATAAATACTTTTCTAAAATTCCTGCCATGACATAAGAGGTATTATCAAAATGACCATAATCATTTTGCTTTTGGTTTAGCAGTCGTTCTAGTTCAGTAATAAATTTTACATTATCCGACATAGTTTCCTTGTTCATCTTTACACCAATACACTTGTATTCTTTTGTTATTATAAAATATTCCATTACGACCAGGATATGACTGAGCTATCTTCTCTATAACCTGGTCGCATTTTGTCATGGATTCTAAGGGAGCTTTATAAATGAAAGTTTCTCCATTGACAAAAATCATGAATAAATAAAAATATTTAATCAATTAAAATGGAATTTCTTTACTTTGTGGTTTAGCTTGTTTGGGTTTAGGATCATTCTTATATCCTGAAAGAATAGTCCCTTCATCGTTTAACCAACCGATTAAACCTTTATGTCCTCCTGCATCAGGATAGTTCATTTCTCCAGTAAATTTATCATCACCTTTAAAAACTACTCCTACTTGAGCAAAGACTCTGACAAATTTTGAATTACCATCTTTTGATACCCCTTTAACTCCAAGTATCGTTCCTTTATTACCATTGTCTAAAGTTACATTACCTGAAAAGGCTATCTTTAAAGCTCTTTCATCATCAGCTTTATAGGGAAATAAAACCCAATCCTTTTGTTTTGCATTACCATTTGTTGACATTTTGTTGTCCTCCATTTTTCTTGATTAGTTGTTGTTGTTGTTCGAATAACTTTTCAATTTCTTCATCTTCATTGTTATTCTTTTTCCAATTAGAATAAAGAGCTGTCAACTTGGTTTCAGTTGTTTGCTTTTTAATCTCATCCTTAATTGAAACTGGTTTATTGGTATTTGTATTTTGATTATTTAGAGCATTTACTAATTCTTCAGCACTAGCATATTCAGAACCAGATAAGCCAAATGCAGCTAAACATCTACCTAATGCCGAACTAGATCCATTTTCTAATGCACTTGTTTTATTAATAAATGATGCGTTACGAAATTCTTCCGCAGTTCCAACAGAATAAATAACATCACCAATATATAATTCTACTTTTACAATAACTCTGTCGGCATCATGAAATAATATTTCTTCATTAAATCTTGCCTCTGGAAAATATTGTAATAAATGTTTGTGTCTTTCATTGACTGTAGAATATTTTTTACCTTTAATATTTACAGTTGGAATATTTTTTAAAGCATCCAGACATTGTTGTCTTCGTTCTTTAAATCCACCTGAAGATTTATTTTTTTCTTCTGTTGTTTGTGGTCGTAACTTCATCTTTATTTCCTTCCTTAATTATTTTTTTATTTTCTTTAATTTGGTCAATATCTTTTTGAACCTTTAATTCTAAATAACTTTTATTCTTTGCTATCATGTTTTCTTTCAGTTCATGGTCAGCAATCTTTTTTTTAAGAGCTGTAATTTCATCATCTCTTTCTATAAGTTTTTTAGAATATCTTTTATTATCTTCTTCTAAGTTTCTTACCTTAGTTTGTAACTTAGCCAGTTGCATCATTATTGGATCTGTCATTTTTTTCCCTTCAT